AATGGAGGGTTCTTAGTTATTAATAAAGAAAGCGGAGAGCTTTGTTTATATTGTCCAGAAGATTTAGACAAGCCTAATATTATTAGTAAGATTAAAACAATAAAGAAATGTTTGAAAAAGAAATCTCCCCCTAAAGAATACTGTTACAATCCAATACCGGACGGGCAGAAAGGTAATGAAAAATTACATAAGAATTGTGGCTGGTGTCCTTATAAATTTAAATGCTTTAAAGATTCTAATGGCGGTAAAGGATTAAGAACTTTTGAATATGCTAAAGGAAATGCTTACTTGACAAAAGTAGTTGTAGAACCTAGAGTACCAGAGGTAACAGATGAACTCAAAGCTGTGTAAAAAAATAAGGAAACAAGCCAGAGTTGTTTTAGTTGAGTGGTTTAAAACTCTCTTGCCTGAAGAACAAACTAAAGAAGTAACTCCAGATAATATAGAAAAATATTTCTCTCCCCAAACACATCTGTTTGCTAACAATCAATTTAAACTAAGTGCCTACTCTTTGAAGTGGACTGAAAAGAAAATCAAATCTTTAATAAGGAGAACTAATATGGATGTAAATCTAGTGAGGCTTGAACACATTGAAGAAAAACATTAGGAAAGGAGTCCGAAAACCTAGAGTTAAAAGACCAGTAGAAAAGAATGTTCCCAATAAGTATGATTCTAATTGGGAGTATGAATTACATAATGGACTTTTAAAATCCTGGAATCACCATACAGAGGAGGTAGCTTATATAATTGAACATGTATATGAGCCTGACTTTTTAAAAACTATGAATGGAAAACTAATTCTTCTAGAAGCTAAAGGAAGATTCTGGGATTTTGCAGAATACAGTAAGTATATTTGGATAAAGAAAGTACTTCCTGAGAATACAGAACTAGTATTTTTATTTGCTAACCCTTCTTCTCCTATGCCACAAGCTAAAAGAAGAAAAGACGGAACTAAAAGAAGTCACGGTGAATGGGCATCAGCAAATGGATTTACATGGTATAGTGAAGACTCTTTACCTGATGGCTGGGTAGATATGAAGTATAGAAAAGATAATACTTTAACAATTGAAAGTGATTAGGAGATAACATGAGTATAAATGACGCAACACCGGAGGAGTGGGATGAAGTTACTAAAAAATTAAGAGAAGATAAAACATATGGAGATGATGTCGATAGTCCATTTCATTATAATAAGGGTAGTATAGAATGTGTTGATGCTATTGAAGCTGCCTCAACCAAGGAAGAGTTTGAGGGTTATGTTCGTGCTAATGTGTTAAAATATGTTTGGAGATTTAGATACAAAGATAAAATTAAAGATTTAAGAAAAGCAAGATGGTATCTCGATAAACTAATAGACAGTTTGATGAAGCCAGAGGAATAAAACAATGTGGGATAGAAAGGCTGAAAGAATTGAAAAATATTTAAAGAAAAAAAATAAATCCAAGGCTAAAGAACAGCGGAGAATTAACAAAAATGTAAAACGTAAAAGGAATAAAGATGATAATAGATGATGTAGGAATACAACCATATTTAGGTATTCATATTGATTATGATAAAGAAGAAGTGTTGAATACTTTTACTAAAGAAACTTTAAAAGATAGATATTTATGGAAAGGAGAAACACATGCTCAACAAGCTTTTGCGCGTAGTAGTATTTTTGGGGCTACTTATCAAGAACACATTGATTTCAATCTTGCACAGAGGCTTTACGAGTACTCTAGTAATAGTTGGTTTGGTTTCAGTACTCCTATACTTTCTAACGGGGGAACCAGCCGGGGTTTACCTATCAGTTGCTTTCTTAATTATGTTCCTGATTCAAGGGATGGTTTATCTGCTCACTATGATGAGAACATATGGCTTGCAAGCGGAGGTGGAGGCATCGGTGGATTTTGGGGAAATATTCGTAGCAACGGTGTGGATACTTCTAACGGTAGTCGTAGCACTGGATCTATCCCTTTCATGCACGTAGTAGATTCTCAAATGCTTGCATTCAACCAGGGAATTACTAGGCGCGGAAGTTATGCTGCCTATTTAAATATAAGTCATCCTGAGATTGAAGAGTTTATAGGAATGAGAAAGACTACTGGTGGAGATTTAAATAGGAAATGTTTAAACCTACACAATGCTGTAAATATTACTAATGGATTTCTAGGGGCAGTAGCTAATGATGATGATTGGAGACTCATAGATCCTAAAACTAATACGGCAGTTAAGATAGTTTCTGCTAGAGATTTATGGTTTCAACTTATACATACAAGAATGGAAACTGGAGAACCTTATATAGTTAATATTGATAATTGTAATGCGGCATTGCCGGAAGAACAAAAGAAATTAGGGTTAGAAATAAAACAAAGTAATCTTTGTTCAGAAATAATCTTACCTACTAACGAAGAAAGGACAGCAGTATGCTGCTTGTCTAGTGTAAACTTAGAATACTTTGATGAATGGTCTACAGTAGATGAGTTTATTCCTGACCTTATTACAATGCTTGATAATGTTTTAGAACATTTTATTGACTCTGTAAAAGATACGGGCGGCTACTCTAAGGCTGCTTATTCTGCAATGAGAGAAAGGTCTGTAGGTTTAGGTGCTATGGGCTTTCATAGTTATCTTCAAAAGAATAGTATTCCTTTTGAAAGTATGTATGCATCATCTTTTAATCATAAGGCTTTTACTTTAATAAAAGATAGAGCTTTAACTGCTACTAGAAAACTAGGAGAAGAAAGAGGAGAAGCTCCTGACATGAAAGGGAGCGGTAAAAGAAATGCACACCTTCTTGCAATAGCTCCTAATGCTTCTAGTTCTATTATATGTGGTGGAGCTAGTCCTTCTGTAGAACCTTTCAGGGCTAATGTATATACACACAAAACATTAACAGGAAGCTTTAGAGTTAGAAATAAATATCTTAGTGATATTTTACTTAAACTTATTCCCGGAGCTAAAAAGAGAGAAGAAGTATGGAAAGATATTGAAGCTCATAATGGATCAGTACAACATCTGGATATATTAGATGATGACATAAAAGAAATATTTAAAACTGCTCCAGAAATAAATCAAATCTGGATTATTGAACATGCTAAAATGAGACAAGAACATATTTGTCAAAGTCAGAGTATAAATTTATTCTTTAAACCTCCGGCAATAGAATCAGAACAGGAAATACACAATGACTTTCTACAATATGTACACGATGTACACTGGGCCGGGGCACACCAGCTAAAGTCTCTTTATTATTTACGGTCTGATTCTGCCAGAGAAACTGAGAATGTTAATATAAAAATACCTAGAATAAATTTAGAGGAAAGCGAATGTCTAAGTTGTGAGGGATGATGAAAATTATAGAAGTTAAATGGGAAGACGCATGGATAGATACTATAGATATTTCAATATCTGAAGTTAAAAAGCTGAAGCCTATTATAAGAACTACTGTTGGTTGGAGAATTTCTGAGAATAAGGAAGGAATTATCTTGGCAACAGATTATTTTAATGATGATAAGAAACACATAAATACTCCTATGTGTATTCCTTGGGGAATAATATTGGAGTATTGGGAGTATGAGATAAATGACACTGATAATAGCTAGTTTTATTTCTGTGTTTGTCAAGGCGTTTCAACAACGTAATGTTGCCTTTAATAATTATATTTCTGTACCACTATTTAGTTTTGGTATGGCTTTTACAGAAGTATATATTATTATAAATATAGTTCAGCTTGGAGCAAGTTGGAATGTAGTATGGAGGTTAGCAGTAGGTGCAGCTTTAGGTTGTTGGGCTGCTATGTATCTACATAACAAACTACATAATAAAGGAGATAAAAAGTGAGCCTGTTAAAGACTAGAGAGTATTATAAACCTTTTGATTATCCTTGGATGTTTGATTATTATGTGCAACAGAATCAGATGCACTGGATGCCAGAGGATATTCCTTTACATAATGATGTTAAAGATTGGAATGATATGGCTCCGGCTGAAAAGAATTTATTGACACAGATATTTAGATTATTTACACAGTCTGATGTAGATGTCGGAGCCGGTTATGTTGATAGATATATGCGAGTATTTAAAAAACCAGAAGCGCGTATGATGATGGGGGCATTTGCTAATATGGAATCCATTCATCAACATGCTTATAGTTTACTTTTAGATACTGTAGGTATGCCTGAGATTGAATATAAAGCTTTTTCTGAATATGAATCTATGTCTGACAAGCATACATATATAGATAATTTATCTATACAAGTAACTAATAAAGAATCTATAGC